GAACATTTCAGGAGCGAATCGGCACACACTACACCACACAAAAAATTTGCTAAATTTTTAATTTTTAACTATGGGATTACGTAAACCTAGGGAAATGGTTCACATTCAAGTTCCTCATCTTTAGAGAGTACTATTGAAACCAGTGAAAACCCTCTTTTACACCCACGCGTCTACTTATTTATACTCCTGGGACACTCGGAGATATTATTTATCACAAATTCTCACCTGTAATAAATAACGCCACTAAAGAATAAATCAAATTTAGTGACTTGCAATACTAATCCATCCTAGGGTCCTAGATTTATCTGAGTTTCACAGCATCAACTAGAAATCAAATAGTATTGCTAGGTGTTTCTACTTCGAGAAAAAACCTTTCTTCAAGCTAGAAACAGATCCCGAACTTTTGCAATCCGGTTCCACTGTTCTTAGCGGAATATCAGGTTTTCGTTTATCTTCAAACGAAGGACGACACCCCCAATCATCTACGTTTTTCATCATCAATTCTTTAACCTTTGCCTCCAAAGCTTTCATACGATCAACTGGTACTAAACTAGGCTTAGTAACATGTTCACCGCGTACATTATCTTCGGTCAGCAACGTTAACAACGAATTAGGTAGACGGACAACATATATATCAATATTAGCATCAGTCATAGTGGCATTACCAGCCCAAACTAAGGCATTGGAAGTAGCCACAGGAGTACTTGTCTTCGTTGTGGTTACAACCATAGACATAGTTGAAGAAGTACCCGCAGCAAGGAAAAACCCATAAGGGGCAGATCCTCCAGTAGGTCCCCATTTTGACAATGCCACAGCTCCACCTGTTGTTGAAATGGACGGAATAGTGCTTATCGCAGTAGCTCCAGACCACAATGTTACAACAAGAAAAACACCATCAACGTTGGGCAAATTAACCACTGTATCACTCGCATCGTTAAATCCGATATAAGAGCCAGTAGCATAATAGCTCAACCCGCCAGCCGTTGCCATATTGGTAGTTCCTAACGTGGTGCTCCCCGCACGAGTACTAAAACTAGAAAACGGGGTCAATCCCATAGGTGAAGCTGCAGTAGCATTATCTGCATAATTATACAAATGCGCTGCCAAACCCAAACCAAAAACTTCAGGAGACTTACGACGAATCAGAGTAAATGAATACTCAATCCAAAGTTCTCCAATATTAGTAGCTGCTTGGGCACTAGCTAAAGCAAATTGAAAATTACCAACATCATAGAATTTTGCTTGGTCCGTAGATGGTCCAATGGAATTGTCAGAATTATAAACAAAGTAATTATTCATGGAAAGATCTTTTCCACGAGTACCTCGCAATCCTAAACGCTTCCGTTTTTGAACCTCCTCTAGGATATCCAAACACATAATTCCAGAATAAGGTGCACCACTAATAGAATGCTCATAATTTTCCAATTGAGTCATTGACTGGAAGTTACTGTCATTAGCGTCAAAGTCCACTGCCATACCGGCCAGACCCGCAGAAACAACAGAACCACTAGCCATATAAGCTTCAGTTCGATAATATACACGTAGTACATTTGGAATGTACTCCTCATAACACTTGGCAATGTTGGAAAAAATGGGAAATAAAGTTGCATTTCCCGGGTTCAAATAAAGTTGACTAACTATTTCAAAAGCCGAAGCAGTTGAAGTTAAATCAGCAAATTTTTCTCGAGCCACTGGAAATGTAACTCTTTCCGCAGTAGTATTTTTCCAAACACTACCAACATTTACGCCATCAGATACCATAGAAACACCTAGTGGGAGGCGGCGTGTACCACCTCCCAGCATACCCTTACCTATAGGCATCTTCTTCTTCCTATTGCGTTTCCTAGCCTTCTTAGGGGCCAAATTAGCAACAGGTTGTGCTGGGCCCTTACGTCCCAACTTCGCTTTTTGTTTTTGTAACTTTGTTTTTGTCATTTAAAAATCTTTTTTAAGAGGAGCGACCTCGCCTGCGCGCGGCTAAGATTTGTTAATTTATACTACATGCTACTATCACAACCAAAATTTATACTACATGCTACTATCACAACCACAATGGTCGGTTTTCGCGTCATACAAATTTGCAATGGTCGGTTTTCGCGTCATACAAATTTAACTAGTTTAATTTGGGGTCCTAGATTATTCTGAGTTTCACAGCATCAACCAAATATCACTATCAACTATAATTCATCAGAAAAGGCAACAAGCTCTAGGAACTTAATCAACTGAGCAGAGTTGCCATTTTCTTTTCCAGAATACAAAGCTTCAATATCTTCATCACACGTATACAAAGCACGAATATGCTCCCACTTTAAATCTTTAATTTCTCCTGTAAGCTCACTACGGAACTCAGTTTCAATATAACAAAGATAAGCATGGATTATATCACGACATTCTTTATTCCAATAGCTTTCAACTCTAAGCGCAGCGGCCCGGAGGAAATGCCATCGGATATCCTGTGTAGAAGACGCAAAAAGCAGAGATGCCAAGACTTTACCTGTCTCAGGCTTGGGAAATACTTCTCCTGATTTATCATCAAGAAAAAAGTGTTGGGATAAAAACATTACATCAAGAACCTCCCGCGGTTCCTCAGAAGGGGATTTTGTGATCACTCCTAACCGATCCCAATGTTTCCGGACCTCAGCTGGTTTCAGCAGGTCAACAGATTCATCAGAACAGGTAAAAGTGTTATCATCACCATTTAAAACAGGACAAACATTAGATAAAAAATGATCATAGTCTGTATCTATCTGCCTATCTTCACACGCACATAACCATGCATAATTGAAGAGTACATCAAGACCTAACGTATTATCATTTATAGTATTAGTACTGCCGGAAGGATTCCCGGTACTTTTCGTACACACCACACCATCTTCTAACACCATTAAGGAATTTACAATAGAAGAGTAGATATGTACTACTTTGCGCCACAGACACTCCTGTTCCAATTCAGTCATCATACTCTTATCTATACACTTAAATCGAAATTTAGCAATCCACTCAAATACCACTTGAAAAAGAGATGCATCATAAGATGATTCATCTAATTCAAAACAATTTTTAAATTTGACGGTCAAATGCTTAAATAATCGATTCCATCCACCTTCATATTTTGTTGCACCCACAAAAGATGATGAAAAAGAGTTTTTCAGAACATTGTTTTCATTCATTTTACGATTTTGATCCAGAAATAAACGATTAGCCGCTACCGAGAGCTCAATTGGTGCAGCTGTAAAGGTACGTACCTTTCCAGCCTCAATCTTCTCAATCGGTAACAGTTCATTTTTCTGAGCAACTTTCCATAGCGCCTGGATTTCGGAAGTTTCCTCACCTATTTTCTCAAAGAAATCAGGGAGCACCTGTCTTACTACCACATCTTCTAGGAAGTCGTTTTTGTTTGAAAACTTAATATTCCACGGGTAACCACATGAGGTAGTTTTGTCCATTTCCACAAGAACTTCTTCTTGAGAAAGGACTTTACTATTCCCCATAATCAGGCCATACTTTCTTTCAGTCCATGCACAAGCACGACGAAATAAAAGACTCCTAATTTCGGGTTCTCCCTTGTCATATTTTGATATGCTCTTATAGCAGGCTGGCAAAGAACACCTAGCCATACCATATCCAGCTGGAATTTCAATATTCCGAGACTGGAGAAAAGAACGGAACGAAAAATTTTCTTTAACTTTGCGTGAATAAGTTCTGGTTACATTTCGAGCGCGGCCCAAATACGTGATATAACCACGAAAGCACCACTCACGAAATAAACTAGCCCGCTCCACCGAATCATAGCTCAACACATCCTCAAATCCGTACTTACTGTACCATTGATTCATCTTGTCAAGCGAAACGGGGAGCGGTCCTAGTTTAAAGGACCCAAGAATTTAATAAGTTCTTCAGTAACTGGAAAGAAACCACCTTTTTCATTATGGAATCCAACACACTTCTGAACCTCATTTAAACACATTGATCCACTGTAACCTTTATCTGTTTTCGCAGTATATCTTGCCATTTCTTTACCTTTGGTGAGTTCTAATTGACTCAAACTACCTTCTGTTCCACAGTAGGTGCGTGTCGCAAAGTCCTCAAACCTCACGTAAGAAACTACAAAGATTTCCTTCTTAGACAGATCTGGTTTAGCAAGTCTCAAGGAGGCAGGAGCTAACTCTCCATTCTTCGACTTGAAGGCAAACACTATCAGATCATGACTAAACTTCTTACCTTGTTCAACTTTATATTCATACACCACTCCAGTAGGAGAAAAAATCTCAACTACCTGACCAGCAGCGCCTGAAAATAAGTGATAAGGTAGAATAAAATGATTACATGCAAAAACAATATTACACCACACTTCAGTTCCTTTCACTCGTGCTACCCCGCCTTTCGAATCCAAACCCGATATACGGAAGGAACCTGCTTCTTTAGCCACTGCATTTTTAAATTCAGCGCTAAAGGCCTTCTCTCCCCTTGTAGGTTTTGATCTTACTCGGCGTTTCTTAGCAACTTTCTTTAACTCACTCTCTTTCGCGGTCACGCTAGCCAACTGAATGACAGACTTTAATGCGTCAGTAGAGGATTGTGAATGTTCAGAGCAAACATGTTTTCCCGCCGAGTGTTCCTCGCATCCGCAAGTATTAACATCAGGCAAGGTACTCTCTTTAAAGAATTTCTTCTCTAATTTGCTACCACCCATTCCAAAAGACAGAGCTACTTTTCTATTTTTCTTTCCACCCGCTGGTCTTTCATCGGGACGGGGATGACTTCGACGCTCTTCAGCTTCTTCCAAGTCTCTCCACCTTACTCCCTCTGATCTATCATCAGTACCACGAGAATGATCTATATCTTTATCATGCAATCGATCATCAAGCCTCTCACGAATCAACCTCCTGTCGTCGGACTCCTTAAGAGCTTCCAAACGACTGGCCAGCACATCGTCACAGCGTTTATGACTTAAAACATGATTCCGAAATGCCTCCTTAGGAAAGGTCCCTCCACATTCTGAACACACTTTCGACTCTGGTGAAGAGTACTTCTCACTAGGAGGTTCCTCAAGTTCACTATCTGGATCAATCAAATCAACAGATACGAGCGATGGTTTTACAGTTTTAGGAACGAAAGGGATAGCTTCAGCTCTAGGCTTACAACATTTCCCCCCTTCTTTCTTACTAGAAGCATATTTGTAGAAAGATACTAGTATAATAGCGAGACTGACTATAGCTACAGATAACCAAAAGGATAAACTCAACTTTTGGGTCTCCG